ACTTATAATTCTACAAGGTCCTAAATTAGTAGCTGAACCCGCTACAAGCCCTTGCAATCTTCCTGAAGCTGCTAATTCTACAGATGATTTTACGTCATTTAAATATGTGCCCATGTTTCTCCTTAATTAAAGTGCTCCCGAAGGAGCACTTTAAAATTATTTATTACTGTAAGTTATTATTTTGTTGGTACAAAATAGTAGCTCTAATTTCGCCATCACTTGTAGCACCAGTACTCGTCCACGTCAGTTTTAGGTCTGCAGTTCCTGTATCAGCCCAAGCCAATGCACCACCAGCTTCTGTTGTTGGATATGCTCTTCCAACTCCTGAAGCGATTGTCACTGAATATGAGTTGAGCAAAGAAGTATTCCCACCAACTGTATCTCCAATACTGAAAACACATGTAGCACCAGCCATTACTGTAGGCTTATCAAGTACTATGTCAATGATTTGTGAGTTAGCTGGAATAACAACAGTAGTCGAATTTGCAGTAGAAGCTCCACTATCAAGAGTGTCACTTGTTGTAAACGTCTGTGCCATTACCACTTGTCCTGTGTTTTTAACATTTGAACCAAGTGTAGTTCCAGTTGTGCTTGAAATCGTTCCCGCTTTTATCGGTCCCGAAAATGTAGTTGTTGCCATTTTATAATCCTCCTAGATTATGTAGATCTAGTCTCTAGGTCGTCGACTATACGCGTCTAGATCTAATTAATAATTGTATAGTGAGTTATTTATATCCTATTTTTGAGTAGAGTGCAAGAGATCCCTGCCTAAAAGTACGATTTCAGCGATGTGGCGTTTATCTAAGTAGCCACAGAAACTTGGGCGGCTGAATCACTGATTTTATTCTCCCTATCAGCAACTTTAAACTCTTCAGCTTTGATCTCAGTGATAATGTTTTTAATTGCACCATCAATTTCGACCATGTCAAGAGTATATTTACCACTTTGCTCATACTCCAACTGCCACTTCAACTCCAAGGACCGTTTTTGTTTGTACAGGTCTTCGGTCATTTATAACCTCCTCATAGGTTATTCTTCTTTGATCTCGGTATGAATTCCCAAGATTTTCCCATTTTACACTTTTTTCTCCTAGTTTGTCAAGGACTGCTTTTTCAATAGACTCACGACTATCCTCAGCTAAAACTTCAAATTTAGCATGATGATCGTAAGCCCATATATTTACTAGGAATTTTTTCATAGAATTTTCATTATATCAGAAAAATGTGGCGACATTAAGGCGCCGCCACATAATTAGTTTTAATTACGCACCTGGTGATGCATAGATACCTCTAGGGTCAGAACAGCCGAAACTGTATCTTTCTCTAGCTTTATATCTAACATTGCCAGTATCGAAATCGCCTTCCATTGCTGTTTTCAATGGTGCTCTATCGAAGTATTTCATGCCGTTTGGAATATCAGTGATAATGTACCATGCATCAGTGTCAGTCACAAAGTGATTGACTCTATAACCTTGAGGAACCATCCCCAAGTTTTTAAGTGCATTGATATCATTATCTGCTGTTCCTACTCTACCTGGAGACTTAAGAACTCTCTCAGCAGTAAATTGAAGAGCAGAAGGGATAATCATTTTTTTCCCTTGCGCTGCTATTCTTAATCCACGTTCATCAGTGAAAGCTGCAATGTCAATCATTGCTTGCTCTAATGATGTTTCGTTTAGATCTGCTGCTGTTGCTAAAGTATTGCTAAACGTACCTGCAATAGTTGGGTGAGAAGCGTTTATTAACGAAACTCCATCACCTGTTTTGAAGGTAGCTACTCCGGGTAGACCATTGTTTAATGGTGCTGCCCCTTTAACTTGTTTAGCGTTAGCCATAGATCTTGCCAAAGCTTTTGTATAACGAGAAGAAATTCTGTCATAGAGGTTGTCCTCCATAGCTTCTTCAGTTATAGCAAATGCCAAAGCTACTGTCTCATGAGTATAACGCGCAGTGAAAGTTTCTTGAGCTTCATCAAATGAAACTCCAGCACCTTCAGCTTTTACGTCAGCATTAGCGAATCCTGATAACATAACTTCCTCTTCGAAAGCTCTGTCACTAGACTCGGTTGCGTATATTTCGGCAGACTCATTGTCATACCGTTTGTATTCCAGCCCAAATAGTGCATTTAGGCCTGGTTCTAGTTCTTTGACTAGCTGTGCTCGTGATATTGCCATATTATGCTCCTATATTCCTGTTGCCAATGAACCGACAAGGTATTGATGTAAATTTACCTTGACGATCACCGAACAATAAGCGGCTGTTTGGTCTTTATTTTCAGGGTCGTCTGCTATTCTAACCATTCTCAATTGCTTAGCAGTTGTTGCTGCAGTTGAAATGCCTAGAGTTAGAGATGACTTACCATTGGACGTACTACCAGCACTAGCAGTTGTAGCATAAGTTAATCCAATTTTAGATTTTCTTAATGCTAGAGTTGCTCCTAATGTGGCATCTGTACCAATCATAAACTCCTGAAGCGGGTCGTCGTTAACAAACGCTGTAACGTCTTCACTATTTGCTGGAGTGATTGCTCCTGCGTAGTAATTCGCCCATGTAGGTTTTAAAGTTGTTGCAGCATTATAAAATACTCCATTCAACGTTCCCACACAAGCAGTACCAGCAGCGGCTGTAACAATATATCCACCAGTTGTGGCAGAAATATCAATTTTTACAGGCTCTCCATTATAAATAGCAGCAGACTCAGCAGCGTCGATTTCATATGCAGACTGTCCTTGAATAGCTGGAGTATTTCCAACTCTCATTACAGACTGTAATCCAAACCCGGCTGTGTTTCTATTTGCCATAGTATTGCTCCTTGGTGTTTACAGTTTTACCTGTAAACGGTTAATTTAAATCGTTGGTTTTAGAATTGTTAAAAAATTAACTTTTCTTTGTACCACCGAAGGTTACACGTGTCTGTCGATCAATATTGATCGGCATACTTGGGTGCTGTTCCCTCATTAAATCGTTGTCAACTGCTTCGTCCCGAGCTTCCGTTTGTTTTTGGAAATATTCAGTACGTTGCTTCGCAATTTCTTCAGGTATCCTAGCCAGCAATAGGCCACCAACTCCAATTACCCCAGCGTATTTTCCGTCTTTAACAACAGGATAGTCCGAACCTTCATATTCGTCAGATCTCACTAATTCCCATCCAGATCTTAATTTACCTGCGATGTTCTTAGTGTCATCAAAACCAACACTTTCAGCTCGTATCCATCTGTGCCTAAAGCCTTTAGGCGCTGGTGGTGCATCTAGAGATGATGGTGGAACCCATACTTTTGGTCTTTCAGATTTAGACCTTGTTTGGTTCGCACGGGAAGTTATTTTTTTTTCGTTTTTTTGCATATGCTTATGCCTCCTTCGTGATTTTTAATTGTTTCGCATACTCTTCAAGCGGCACTCCTAATTTTTTAGCAATTGCTACCTGGGAGGAAGTGAGTCTCACAGTTTGGCGCCCTGGTTTAACGCTTCTTTTCGCAGAAGCAACCGTCTGAACGGGTTCGGACGTATTTACTCTACCACCTTTATCAAATTTATGCGGAAAGTCAAGCTTTATTCTTCGATCAACTTCCTTATAATATTCATTTGATTTAGGATCAAACCCCTCCTTGTTTACTAAATCCTTATGAATTTCGAACGCGGTAAACGTCATAGCTCGGTCGGAACCAAACCATCTGTTTCTAGACGCCCAATCTTCAGCTTGAGGATCAGGATTAGGTAACTCTCTCGGAGTTTTTCTTGGTAAATATTGTTCATCAGAAAGTTTAGGTTGAGGTTGTTGTTCAACTTCCTCCTGATATTCTTTTGTTTGTTGAATTTTAGCATTTTCAAAAGCAAGAGTAGCAATCCTTTTATTTGCTTCAACTTGAGCCTGTGCATTTCCAGATTCAATGGCACCAGCTAATTCTTTTTCTGCTGCTTCCATTCCTGTTTTTACATTTTCTTCAAGTTTTTTATTATACACAGAATCTCTTTTTACAAAATGAGATTCCATTTCTCTTCGCTTAGATTCTACAGCTTTTGCATAATCCAAAGCCGCTGCTTCTCTACGTTCTGCCTCACGCATTTTACGTGTCAGTTTAGAGATACGACCTTGAACCCCTTTACTATATTCTTCTAGTTTAGAATCTTCAGTAGACTCTTGAGATTCTTTTTGTTCGCTTTCCTGAACATCAGGCTCGACATCAGATTTCTCAGATGTGTCATCGGTGCTAGGACTGTCTTGAGTAGTTTCTTCATGTGTCTCCGTTTCTGTTACTACTGGTTCTTCTTTTGTTTCTGGTACAGTTACATCAATCTCTGGTCCTGATGTATCTATATCAACTAGCTTAGCGCTAGATTTTTTTTCTTCTTCTGGCATAGTTCCTTCCTATGTTATATTTCATGCAAGATATCCTCTGGATCCTTGATGGTTGCTAAAATTTCGTCGTCATTCAGCAAGCGTACTTCTCCGCCCTGTATTTTAATACGAGATCCTGCATAGCGTGCAAACACTACCCAATCTCCCTTCTTGCACCACGGGCCTTCTGGAAATTTTTCTTTATCATATGTTTGACTTCCCATAGCCAATACATTTCCACAAGTTGATGCAATAGATGCTCTTTCTACAGCGTCATCAGCGTAAATAATTCCTCCTTTACTCTTTTTTGACGCTTCAAAAGGCAGTACTAAAATTCTCCATCCAACAGGTAATGGAAGTTTCTCCATTTCATTGGTAATATTTTTTCTTTTTTCTTTTAATTCTTTTTTATCTTCTGCGTATTGATCTAATAATGCAGATTTATGATTTTTTGTTTCGACTGATGTCGATAACGGTTCCACTTTGCTCATCTTTTTGCTCCTTGGCAGTTAGCAGGTTAGAGATATCCTGTCGCACTAATTCTAATGCGTTAATTTGACCGATAATATACTTGTATTGTTCAAAGTTGTCAACATTTCCGGATGTAACACTCATAGCTAGTTGTTGTAGTCTGGCTTCTGTGTTTTTTTTAACTTTGTATAATATTTGTAACGGATCTTGCGCCATTATGCGTTTTTTCTCTTTTTAGCCATTTTTTTAAACGTTTTAGCTAATGCTTTTGCACGACCAGTACATCCTGGTTTCGTGATTGGAGTACACTTTCCTTTAGTGCCTCTTTTTTTAATTGATTTATTAACGTCTTGAATCCAATTAGTATCCCCACCAGCTTTAAAACCAATTCTTCCA